AAGTTGCCAGAACTAGTCACAGTAACTTGAGCCGTACCACCATAAACGTTTCCACGACTGCCAATGTTGCCGGCTGCTCTTAGAATTGTTTGTAGATCTGTGGCACTCATTGCTGAACGTTCTGCCAAGATACTGATCTGTTGTGCACCACTCGTGCCTGCATCAATCTGATACATGGCGATTTGTGCGTTGCTGTTCAAAGTACGTAGAACTGTTTCAACAGCACCACCGGTGCCCAGTTCAGCTGCTAAATTTGCTGTACCTGCGATAAATGAAACTTTGTAGCATGTGACTGGTGCACTCAAACCAGTGTTGATGATCACGGCGTTGGCATTGATGCTGCCAAAATTATCAACGTTTCTTACCTGTTGTGCATCTCCTGCTGTGCGTGTTACTATTGCCATTTTATTTCTCCTTAATTAAGTTGCGTGGACCGCATGCTTGTATTTATGTCAAACTCAACAAAAAAGCAGGACATTGTCCTGCTTTTGTTTGTTGCCCGGTTAAAATTAATTAACGTGCGGCAAAGTATGCTACGACAGCAGATGTAACACCTGTCACACCACCAAAATTGGACCCAGCTGCTGGAGCTGGACCTTCTGTGATCATGTGTACTGCATCAGTTGTGCCAGCAACAAATGGCTCACCAGTGGTCTGGTCGCCAGCAATCGCTAGAACAGATGATGTTAACTGAACAAAAGCAACAACAGCGTCTACTTCTGCTTGTGTTAGATTTGTCTTGCTAAATGATGTCAATGCAAGTTGACGACCTGCTGCACCAAATGATTTTGTGTTACCGTGTACTTTAGTTACTCCGATTGCCATGTTAATTCTCCTTAAATATGTGCGTTGAACGCATACTTTTATTTATGCAAGTTGGTGTTATTTGTTGAAATGACTTTGTCTAAACCCCGTGCTGACCAGCTTATAAGGGCCTTGTGTGGGACTATTAAATACAAACCCTTCCCCTCCAGCACCGCCTGGGGTAGACATAGCTATGTTTTTAACCTGCTGTGTAAATACTCGATCTAGGTAGTCTTTTAGTTGATAAATGCTGTTATAAATCATTTTAAGAGCGTTCCAGCCCTGGGTGTTTCTGTATAAAATACCGCCTTGATTGTCACCTATTAGTTTTTTATAGTTAGCAGGATCGTTTTGTTTTAGCCACTCGTCTACTGATAGATCAGTCTGGCGTGTTATTTTTTGATTGAAATACTGTTCTAGTTTTGCACGAGCGGATTTAGTGCCCAATTGATTTAAAAAAGTATCTACTAGATTTCCGTATTGACCAAGAATTGTTTCTGCATTTTTGTACAGTTGCGTAAGCTGTCTATCATAGGTGCCTAGTCCAAATTGATTATCTATATTTGGTCCCAACAAGGCCACGTTGCCAGAGCCTTCCAGTCCTTTGCCATCCCAAGGTCGTTCATTCATGCTGTGTACAAATATCACTGCATTTTTACCTGCCAGTGCCTGACCTGCTTTGCTGTTGGCCGGTATCGCATATTGTGCCGTGGGACCACGTAAAACATAGTTTCCTTTGACAGGATCGGACAAAGTAAAATAGTCGCCTTTAAACGTCACTGGTTGAGAGCCAACACTTTGCTCTAAACTGGACCATATGGCCTCGAGTTTTTTATATAAATCTGGACGTTGGGTTCCAGACTTTTTATTTGTATCGTATGCGATCCAGTCTTGTACACTATGAGCCAATATGCCTTTTGGATACATGTACTTGTCTGAACAAAAGAACTGTCCTCGAGCGTCGCGGCCAAAGAATAGTGCTACTTCGCCGTCCCACTTGATTGTTACTTGTTCTGGGTTGGTGATAATTTCTTTGAGAGTGTCAACTGCTCGTTTGGCTTCGGCACTACTGGTAAAGATAGCATTTTCAGGATGGGGTATTCTGGGATTGTCCGCAGTACCTTCAAATAAGAAATCAACAAAATCCAATCTCATAGGTTGTGTCCCATAGTTCTGAACCAAGCAGCCGAGCCAGGTGTGGGTGCTGTTTCGGGCAGTGTGAGTACACCTTTGGCCACAGCTTGGTGTGCCTGTGCCAGTTTGCCTTCACGATCGGGATCGCCTTCAAGTGCTTTCATCACTGCAGCAGCACTGTCCAAGTCTGCGGCTCGAGCACCAGGGTTCAACAATATTTTTGCGATTTCGTTACGGTCCTTGCTGACCATGGTGCTGTCAGCATCACGATTATTGAGCGTACCGGCAAAGGCATCCACCTTCATGTTCTTAAAGTTGGCAATGCTGTTCAACAAAATATACAGGTGTGCGGCTTTGAATTTGGGGTCAGCATACATGCCACGTGGACCATGTTGATGCCAGTCGGCCACACGTTTGGCATCGGATATGATCATGAGATCTACCTGTGCATAACGCTGTTTTCCATCTTGAGCCGAGTAAGGAACATCCACATGTACGTTGCGACCTTTGACTGCTGTTTTAAATCCCTTGGCTTGAAAATACTGTGCCAGGGCCTGCTTGGCACCTGTGGCATTGTCTGATCCAAAGTTTTTTACAGCAGCACGCTCATCGATAAAAAGATCAATGTCACCACTTTCAACCTTGTAACCAGCAGAACCTATGTCGGCTATAATTTTGTTTTGCAAAGCGGAAGGTAATTCTAATTTGACTGTGTTGATCACTGTGGCAACATCTTCTTTGGCCACAGCTGACGTGTTGTCGAATACTTTTCCGCCTTCGTAAAGATAAAACATTTACTGAACTCCGGTACGTGCAGGATTGGTTTTAAAAACTTGTGCAGGAGGGGTAGCAGGTGGTACTATAGGGGCATTGTGTTTTTGCGGAGCATTTAACCCAAGTTCAATGCCATCTCTGTCGGCAGCTTGTGTCAATAACTTGGCTGTGACTGCATCTACTCCTGCTTGTACAGTTTTGGTTGTGGGGTTGTAGAATACCCACTGATCTTGATTGTTTACAGTAAAATATATACTCTTAAAATTATAAATCAATGGATCTCGACTGTACAATTTATATTGTTGTACCATTTGAGATGGTCCCGTGGGTTCTACAACTTTGCCGGTCTTCCAATTAATCGCTGGTAAATTATTGGCTTTTCTATCTTGATCGATTTGAGCTATCATTTGCTGATCTTGTGCGGTTAATGCAGGGCCGCCGTCACGAAAAAAAGACAGGGCCTTTTTTAAAAGCTCAGGAGCAGCCGTTGTTGCATCTCGGCTTGTTTGTTGACTTTGTGCATTTTGTCTAGCAGCAGTTCGCTGGCTGAAAAAATCATACACACTTTCTTGAATCACATCTTTAATCTTCACTTTTCAATCTCCTGACACCGCGGCGGAATTTTTCTGGTTCTTGGGTGCGTATGCTGTTGATAAGTCTACGTTCCAATTCGGCAGCCTGCTCGGGTTCGTAGTGTTCGCGAATGTAGTTGATCAGGTTGATGGCTCCGGCGATCACATTGGATGCACGGCTTTCCACAAGATTTTCACGATCTTTGTGGGCCAACAGGGTGTCTAATTCGTCTAAAATGCTACGTGCTCGCTTTTGCAAGGTAGGCTCCGGTCTATGTAGTATTTATTCTGATCGGCTTTTCAAGCCAGCGAGCATTTGTTTGAGTTTAGTACTTTCTACCGTATTGCCCGGTGGTGGTCCAGCATCACGTTCTAGATCCCAGCCTTCCCGAGTGCGTGGTTCTGGTGGTTTTACCGTGGTTGTGGGCTTGATTTGATTTAAGATATTGTTCATGGGTACCTTGCTACTGCCACTGCTGTTTTGTGAATCCGGGCCCGGATCTGTGATACGCATGGTTTCTATGCTGTAGTCCAGATCAATTTTTTGACCAGTGCCTGCACCCGAACGGTTCTTCATACATTGCAGTTGATACTTGCCACGCTCTTTCATGGCTCTTGACGTAAAGATACCAAACACGTTGTCTGCTGTGTTGATCTTTGAAATACCACCCGAGATATGACTGTGATCATAGTCAATTTCTTCCACAGCCGATCGATTCAACTGCGAAGCCGTTACAAAAAACACATTTAATTCTTCGGCCAAGTTACGCAGTTCCTCACTCACATACTTGTCTTTGACAAACAGGTCATTGGGGCTGACCTTGGCGCTGACTGGCATCAGCAGATCCAAATAGTCAACCATGATAAAGTCTACTCTCATGCCTGTTTGTATCTGCATTTCTTTGATGTAGGCTCTGATGTCATTGACTGTGCTTTGTGCTGGCAAGGCCTTGATCCTGTACTGACCAAATTTCTTCTTGGCCAAGTTCAATTTCATCACAGTATCATCTATATTTTTTCTAATTTCCTTGGTGCTCATGTTGGCAATCATGGCATCGGTACGCAGACTGCTTAGACCTTCACTGAGTTCCAGACTCACATACACACCATTGAGTCCAGTGGTCAACCAGTTGATGGCTATGTTCATCATGAACAAACTTTTACCTGATCCTGAACCGCCGGCAAAGATATTCAATTCTCCCTTGCTGAATCCACCATAGAGAATATGATCCAGGCTGGGCCAGCCTGTGCTGACTTTGTAACCGTTGTCAAAGTAGTCAGTCAAGCGTGTCTTGGGATCACTGAAATAGTCTGTGCCCAGGTCCTTGGTCAGGCTGATTTCCAAGGCATCCTTCATGATCTTGAGTATGCCTTCGCTTTGTCCTTTTTCCAACAAGTCAGCACACTGCAACACTGCACGCTCACCTGACTTTTGTTTGGTAAAGGCTTCAAACTGTTCCAACAACCAGTCTTGATGTCCTTGTACCGCGGCCGGTATGGGTCTGAGTTCTACACTGGTAACTGCTCGGATTTGTTCATAGGTGGGAAGTGTTTTGTGATCTTCTGTGTGAGTTTTGATAAATCTAGCCACTTCACGCAGACTGCGGTCAAAATTTTCTGGATTGTAAATATTTTGCACACGCACAAAACTCTGTGCATCCTGCATCATCATTTCTAAAAACAGTTTTTGTGTTTCGGTATTGTATTCCATGTTTAATTATATAGTCTTTTCTTTAATAGTTCAATCTTTAATCTGTTCGACTGTCGGGCATCAATAATGGACTTTAACACAAACAATTTGCCATATGCTTGAACTGCCGAGTTGATGTCTTTGCAGGTTTCTTGCCACACAGGAAAACTTACACTCCAACCATATTCCAAGGCCGCATCCACCAATCGGGTGCCGGCAGAGTCAGTGTCCGGAACTACAACAACTTCCCGGCTCAAGCTGTCGATGATGTCAGCCTGTTGCTCACTGACCTGGTTGCCTAGTGTGGCCACACCATCCACAGCCATGGCATCAAACGGACCTTCGGCCACTATGACAAACCGGCTGTCACCGCGTTGTCGATCCACGTTGAACACATAACCAGATTCGTGGCTGTTGTGGTAACGTGGTTTGATGTCATCGGTCACGGCTCGAGCCGTGTATCCAATGATGCGTCCGTGCCAGGTAAACGGAATAATAATTCTTTTGTTTAGATTGTACTGTCGTTCTGGAGTCCAATAAAAATCATATCGGGTAAAATCTATGCCACGTGTGGCTCCATATAACACAGCAGAGTGCCAGTCTTTGGGCACGTCCTGTGCATCATTGAGCTCATAGAATGTGTTCAAGGCATGAAATGTCTGTGCCTGTTCGGGCAAGGCTCTGGGACGAAAGTCAATGGGTTGGGTTTCTTCTACTTCTATCAATGTTTCCGGAGCTACCAGTTCACGTATGCGGATAGCATCAATGACCAGTCGTTTGACAGTACCCTCATCTGCACCCAACCAGTTCAGTAGTTTGCGAAACTTGTAGGTCAAATGACGACCGGGAACATAACTGGCTTTGAAGTTGCAATTAAAACAGTGATAGCTGACGCCACCATCAGCGTTCATTACTAGTCCGCCACGACCACGTGTATCCGCCGTTTCGCCATTGTGTGAGCAACAAACTCCGTTGAAACTGATCCAACCCGACGTGGCGTTGGTTTTACGTTTGTGCGGTAATATTTGGACAACTGCGTCGCGAATAGAGTTCAACATTCCTACTAGTATAACAGAATTTTTGGATTAGGTCAACGGATCGATAACCAAATCTTAGAATGGTTTGGTAGCACTCTGTGTCCATAATGTTAATATCCAAATCTTGCTTTGTATGTGGCATGTTCAGCCTGTATTTCTGCCAGTGATAATTCTTTGTTCCATACTTTAACAAACCCTACATCTGCATCTACTTGTTCTGAGTTGTCTTGTCTAGAAAACAATCTCAATCCGTTAAATCCACCATTGGTAGAACCTGTGCCAAAGGTACCGCTTGGAGCAGTTGTGGTTGCTATGTAACTTTTTGATTTAGTAGCACCAGCTGCTCCAGTTGAACTGAACCATATAAAATGCCAGGCAGTATCTGCAGCATCTGTGTTTGAGCCAATGAATCCATTAGCAAAAGCAATGTTCATGCGGGAAGCTGGTGAATCCCACAACCCCATTAGAAAATCTGGACTGGCTGTGTTGGCATTGAGCAATCTACCTGCTGTGGCGCCATTCCACTTGTAGGCCATGCCCACGGTGTAGGCCTGTGTGCCACTGCTGTAGTTGGGACCAAATGTTAAGAAGTTATTAGTAGATGCCGTTGTTACTCTAAACACACCACCATTTGCTGCATTCCATGAAATCCTTGGTGTGGGATTTGTCACAGTTATGACATAGCTGCCTGAGCCTGCTATGGTACTGCCGTTCGCAGGCATGGCCGCGTAGTTGGCCGCATCTAGATCTAACACCAAGCTGGCTGAGGTTATTGGACCAGAAGCCACAACTGCCCTTTTATAAATCCGTTGTGCTGGTTGATGTAACGCACTAAATCTTGCAAATTTCATGGGTTATCCATAGTTGCTGATTTGGCCCAACACACGATAAGCAGCGCCGCCCAGGTGTATCAAGCTAAAGCTCATGACATCTGTATTACTTGCTGTACCCGCGCCAGCAGAGGCTCCAACCCATCGAACAGTTTGATTAACGCCATTGACCTGTACATTGGCCACACGATATGCTGTGGCACCTTGGTCAACAACGATAGTAGCACCAGTCACTGTGCCTGTAATAGCATTGACGTTGGTGAAGTTTGCTGTTACATTGGCAGTCAAGGCAGCATAGAATGTTGACCCAAGATTAAAGTTACAAGTCAAGTTGCCGCCAGTATTACTTATGTTACCATATGTTTCGTAGTAGGCACTTTGTTGTACCACATTACCTGTGGTTGTTAAGTTGGCCACATTTGCTGTGCCAGTGGCAGTTACATTACCAACATTGATGTCCACATTACCATATACCAAGGGAGCAGAGTAGCTTATTGTGAACCCACCGGATGTTACACCGTTGACCGCATAGTCATAGCTCAGTGCTCCGTATGTGAAATCACCGCTGTCGTCACTGACTGTGAGAGTTGAAACTGATGAACTGATACTGGTCACACCTGTGATTGTGTCAAATATATTTACACCATTGGCAAAGTTGAATTGACTGGCATTGACATTGCCAGCAATGCTGATGGTGTTGCCATATGTGATTTCTTTTGACGTGGTGTTGTAGAACATGACCTGAGCCACATTGGCCACATCATTTCTAACCGGAGCCACTGTGAATGTGTTGGCTG